GAGACAACTAGCGCGGCATTCATTGAGGGCGGCAAAGAAGGAAACATTCTGAGATACTCGCACACGACTGACGGTACAAAAATGTTTAGCCAATATACGGTCAAGGGATCTCACGCCGTAACAATTCAGGAAACAGAAGCCCAGATTCGGCTCATCGATATCGTTCAACGCATCACCTGGATAGCCTGCCTGATTCGGGACTTCATCGTCTGAATTCGTACGTCGCTCAGAAAAGATCATGATACCGACAGCATTTCTCAGATTCACAGCGCCCTTGAGGTCGAAGCCGTCGTCAGTGAATTCGATGTCAAAGTGTCCTTTCTCGATGTTGTATTCGAGGGCGATGTCGTTTTCTTCGGTCATGGTGTTGGCTTTGCTGTTGGCCCTGGCGCTGATGAGCCGCCTAAAAGTACGTGATCGTGATTAATTGTTGAGATAGTTTTTGCAACGAGATCAGCATTTGTAGTCTGTAATTTCGCAGATGTAAACGTATAAACTTCGCCGCCCACAGTAAACTTCAGTGAGCCTGCAACGAATTCGATCTTGTTATCGCCATCAATCTCGAAGAGATAGTCGTCGCCCTGAAGTATATGCTTCTTATTAAAGATCCGGTGCCGGGTTCCTTGATCATTAAATTGACGTGATTCGCCATCTTCCCAGTCAAGACCATCCTCAATCTCTTTACTATCAGCGAGGATGTATGTCAGGTTGCTTTTGTCCCCACCATAGGCGATTAAGATCCCGCGAACACCTAGCGGCGGCTTAGATCTAAAGCCATATTGCTGACGAAGTTCGACGTCAGAATGGATGTCGTCGGACAGTCCTTCAACCTGAACAAACATCTGACCGCCGCCTGTGTTGGGCTTAATGCCTTCGCTGATAGCAAGCACGATCGCCCGAGTAAGCACATTGCTAACCTTAGCTTTTACCCATCTGATTAATTCTTCCATATTATTGATTCAGGTTAGTATCTTTGTCATCCTTCTTGATCGTGCTAGTCGGTAACACTTTAAAGGAATCAGGGTGAACGAATTTGAATGTAGTCGTCTTGCCTCCCTGATCGAACTTCAGGCTGTATGCTGATATCAACATATTGCCCTCGAACTCTAGGCTTGGCAGCTTCAAGAACGCGATCACATTTAATATCGGTTGCCAGCCCTGGATAGTAACACTGTATGATTCGCCTTGTGCTCTGCGCGTTTGCATCTCCCAGATTGCGCGATCGACAGCGGTCGTTTTATTTTGTGAGGTGTCAGGGATGATGAGCAACTGTCTCAGTCGACTGATTCGATCATCTTCTGCTTGTCCTTGCACCTGTGCTGCCTGGGCTTCTGTTTCCTGAATTGTTACGGCGTGAGATCCCTTGACCGTATATTGGCTAAACATTTTTGTACCGTCAGTCGTGTGCGAGTATCTCAGAATGTTTCCTTCTTTGCCGCCCTCAATGAATGCCGCGCTAGTTGTCTCCCGCGCTAGTTGTCTCGGTCGCAACCCTGGAAATTATAAGTCGGCCATCTGGCAACGTGTAGCAAAGCAACTGCTTAAGCTGTGCATACTTGGCGATCAGTTCGTATATCTTTGTGCCTGGATCATACACGATGTTTTTCAATGCGTCGCCAGTATCGAGGCCCGCTTGCAATACAACCTTAATCTTGAAAGGATCGACAATCGTCTGAACAGCTTGCTCAAACTTCAAGCCTTTGAATTCGCTTTTGTTTATGATCGAAGAATCGACGATGTCGGCTGTCCTGTCTCTGCCGCTTATGCTAAATCGAACATTCTTATCGACACTGATCTTGACCTTGTCAACAAACCCGTCGAGCAGCTTAATGACCTTTGCGCTCGGGGTCGGCTGTATCTCGATTTTGGCCGGGTCGTTTCTCTTGATGAGCGGCAGCTTCTGCCCCCTGATGATGTCCGTCAGTGTCAGCGAATACTTACCGGCGACCGCTTCAATCGTTCGTTGTATATTCGTTGATTGCCACCCCGTATAGTTTTTGCCGCCAACTATCAGCCTGAGCGTTTTCTCTGACATTAGGACGTAAGCACTTGTATGACTAGGCCGCCATCAATGAAGTTAGGATTTATTAAATCGTTTGCTTCTGCGATCTCTTGACCGCGTAACGAATCGCCGTATAGATCATTTGCTATTGCCCAGACAGGTTGAACGTCTGCGATAGATAAATCGATTTCGTCAGGCAAGCTACCTGTCAGGCTGTCAAGATGATCGAGGACAGATGACCTAAGTTCGACGAGCGCGTCACGTTGATCGAGATCAAAGTTCTCGCTGGCATTTGTGATCTGCTGATCGAATGATTCGAGCAATGACTCGCGTCGGGCCGCAACCTGATTCGACGATATGAAAACTTCATCTACTGTAATATTAGACATTTGACCGAGCAAGAGATTGCGGAAGCCGTCTTTGATGCCCTGATTATTCATGTCTTGCTGATCTCTTCCAAATGTTGCGAGATCGATGATCGTCCCGGTGCCGTCGACAGCCGTGTTGAATATGTCCTTGAAGGAATTGAAAGCATCGGCTAACTCTTCATCTCCCCAGATGCCGCGCAAGTCAGTAAGCATCGAATCCGTTTCAGTGAAGAAATCGGGCGGATCAAAAAGGCTCGCTCTCAATCCCGACGAATAGCTTTCTAAAATCCTGGCAAACTGATCGACCTCTTCTGCGATTTGCTCGCCGGTTTCGAGCGCCCTTTTAATAGCCGATACATAGGTATTTGGTATCTCGATCGACTCATCGACTAAGATGTCAGGGTCTTGAATGATCTCGGTCGTTTCAGGTATCTTCGGCGTGAAGTCAACCTTCTCGCCTGCCTCATCGATGACAGCATCTTTCGTCGCATCAGTCTTCGACTCGGTCGTTTCCTTTGTATTGATCTCAGCTTGAGGGAATATCGCCTCGCCAGCTTCAACGAACTTCAGTTCGAGGGCTTCCATGCCGCCGACCTGATTCGAGAAGGTAACAGTACAATCGACCGGCCTGACTCGACGCTTACCAAGTGTAGGGAGAACCAGCGTACCAATCGAAGAATTATTCTCGATCTCATTAATCAATTCATCGCGTGTCTGAAAGTATCCTTGCTTGTGTGTGCTTCCTCCTGCCCCGACCTCGACGCCCGCTGTACGATCATCTATAAAGGCTGTGAAAGTAAATACTCGGCCTAGTCGCCCTAAGTCCTCAGCGAATGGCTCATCTTTGAAAGGGTATTCATGCAAGGTAACTCGACGCCCGAACTTCATTGTGTTCAAATCGACGTTGAAAAGCTTACCTCTGAAACTCGCAAGCTGTATGTTGTCTCTCCAATTACTCATTACAGTATAAGAGGCGTGATCTGTCCTTGATTCACGGTTTCGATTTTGGTTTCTCCTGGGCTATCTGAAGTAGATGTCGCGCCGATAAGATTGCCAGCGGCATCGAACTGAGCTGTGATCTGAATATTCTGATTGACCTGTGTGCCTTCAGGTTTCCCGATCAACGGATTTGAGAACGCTGGGGCGGGTCTTGCTGCTTCAGCTTCTATGCCCGCCGTATCGAGCTTGACCGCCGATATCAAATTATTAACGCCCGGTATTAGTTTCGCGATTAACTTCAAACCTTTGATTAATTTACCCAGTATTATCAAAGGTATGCTCATTGCGCTAGCTATGCCGCCCATGATTATCCCGACGATCTTGCCGAATGTCTGAAACCCGCTCGCGCCCGCGTCAGTCTGATCCAACAAGCCGCCGAATAATGTCATGATCAAATCGAATCCAAATTGAGCGACAGAAAATAGTTCTTGAAACGAATCAATGACCGGCGAAAATCCCAGGAGAAAGCCCTCCCATATCCCCGCAAAAAATGATTTTATCGGTATCCAGAATTTAAAGATTAAGGCAGCGACAAGAACGATTGCAGCCCCGACCGCCAGGATGATCGGTAAAAATGGAGCAAGTGACGCGACTGCCACGATGCCCATTTTAACAAAAGCAAGCGACGCGAGCGCCGCCGATTTTGCAGCTATTAGATTCGCAGTAGTAAATAAAGTCATGGCAAGAGCGGCCTGACCTGCAATAAGTATTATCGGGCCTAATGCTGCAGCGAGCCCGGCCATGAGAGTTATCATCGCGATCATGCTCTCAGGCATTGCAGTGAATATATCTAACAGGAAGCTAAATGCTTTAATTGCTTTGAGTGCGACAGGAATCATCACCTTGCCAAATCTTTCGGCAACGCCTTTTAGTTGCTCCTGAAATATTCGCATCTGATTCGCTAAGCCCTCTTGAGTTTTGGCAAAGTCGCCGATTGCGTCCTTGTTTCGTTCTGTCACAATTTGAAGGGTCGCCAATGCTTTTGCCTGTCTTTCGGTCAGCTCGGTACGCTCAGCCATAATCTCTTTTGCTCGCTCCTGAACTTCAGCCTCAGACACGGCGGTCTTGAAAGTTTCCTTCAGCATTTCTCTCTCGCCGAGCAATGCTTTTGTCAAAGAGTCAGCGGCCCTCTCTGCCCCGCCTTGAACGTTCTTGAAACTCGCAACGTCGGCAGACAGACGGACAACGCCATCGGCTAAGCTTAGAGCCTCTCTTCTGGTTAATCCAAGCCCGACAAGCAGATCGCCGGTATTTGAAAGCAGCTCTTGTGAGGTTGATGTCGCTAGTTTAAAATCATCCGATAGCGATGTCACAGTGTCAGATCCAGCGTCGCCGATCCCTTTGAACACAGCATCGAACTTGTTTGCGGTTTCTTCGGCGTCAGATGCCAGCTTCAATGAGGCTATGCTTGCCGCAATAATTGGAGCTGTCACGCCTATTGTGAGGCGTGATCCTGCAGCGGTCGCCGCCGCGCCGAACTTCTTCATCCTCTCGCCGCTTTTATCAACAACGCTGCTGAGTTGCGCGAATCTGCGCTCCATTGCCTTCAGCTTTGGGCTGAGAGCGTCAAGCATTGAGACATTAACTTGAACAGAAAAGGGCATAATATAGCTTATTTTTTAGCGTTTTCGATATCCTCTGTGACTTTGTTTCTTGCTTTCTCGTACTGGTTCCAGATGTAAACGATATCGTTGATTTCATATGCGTCAAGTACATCGGGCGAGATCCCCATACCGCCGAGTGATCCAGGGGTCATGAGCACCCCGAGCACATCGTTTATATCATGACCGA